AATTACGTGGCGCTACTGGTCCTTGTGGTGTAACTGGTGGTGTTCCTGCTGCATATGCTGGTGGACGACCTAAATCTACTAATGCATTACGTGGCGCTACTGGTCCTTGTGGTGTAACTGGTGGCGTTCCTGCTGCATATGCTGGTGGACGACCACCCATACGCTGACCACGTTGCTTGAATGCTTCTTCACGCATTTCAGCATCAGTTTTTGGTGTACCATCTGGTTTAGTAGAAGATGGATCTAGTTGATCTTTATCTGGTCTATTCGGTATATCAGTATAATCTTCTACGCTCTGTTTAAGGAGCATTCCAGAACCAATAGCTAATCCACCGAGAGCTACAGCAGCCCCACCAGCAAGTAATCCAGCTCCAATACCAACACCAGCTCCGCCAAGACTAGGTATACCACCTTTTAATATCAACAACCATTTGATTTGACTTAAAGTTGAAGATATTTCACTAAGTAGAGTTGTTATTCTTTCTTCATTAGACAATGATTGACGTATTAAATACAACGAATCTTTCATCAAAGTATTAGTAAGATCTAACCCTGCTTTAATGTCAGCCTGTGTTCTTTTATCTTCTGACGATTCATTATCAGCTTTAGTTTTGTTTTCTTGATCGTCTAAATTTTTATTTCTGTTTTTTTTCTTATATGCTTGATACTCTTGATGTAAATTATAAAGATCGGGAAAAGAACTCTGTAGAAATTTTCTTCCTGCAAACTTAGCAAAAGGTTTTGCATTTCTACGAACAGCTCCAGCCGCTCTTCTAACTAATCCAGGTTTTTCATTTTGTGTTGTTTCTGGAGGCGTTTCAGAAACGGTAGATGGTTGCGTAGATTCTATCTCTGCTGTTGCTACTGGTTCTTCAGCTGGAGGCGGAGGTGGAGGTGGAGTGACAGGCGCAGGAGCAGGTTGAATAGGTCTACGAATTTGACGCTGACGAACTGGTTTTGGTGCTACTTTACCATAATTAGGATCGTACTCATTTAAAAATGGTTTTATTTTTGCTAGTTGAACTGGGGTTTGAATAGCACCAGTTTGATCAACAACTTCTCCTTTTTGATTATAAAAGTATTGTTGACCGGCGAAAGCTCCGCCAAGTTTTGGTGTGGCTTCTTGTAGTTTCGGAGCTTTTGGTTTTTTTGCCATTACCTTTTATTACGCCTTTTGTTTTTTTTCTAGTTCTTTTAAATACGCTATCAACATATCGACGTAAATATCCCTCTCGAATGGGATAAGGTTTTCAACCTCACTAATAGAGTATTTATGATGCTGAACCAGTGCAAAAACAGTTTTATAATAACTCTCTAGCGTATTATGATTCAGCGCAATGTAAAAAAATCAGTTAACGAAGTCAGTACGATTTCTCTGTCTTTACCATTTTCATTCTTATACTCTATCTTATAATACAGACTCGGAATATTCTGCATAAAATTACGAATTTTTTCAAAACTCATAATGTCTAAGAGCTCTACGAATTCCATAAGATCTTTATTTTCAAAATCTTTAGAGTCATATACATTCTCTTCATCATAAATTTTATCGATGCATCTTACAATAAGCTGATAAGAGGATTCCTCACCGACGGTAGCAAGGAACTCTTTATCGTTATAAAGATTTGATGATGGGTAAGCCATAATAATACCAGCTTTATCGTTGATGGCAATTTTCGTATCAGAGTTTTCTGGATACTTTATTTCTACTTGATTGAGTGATATATTGAAATCGTATACTTTATCGTCTTCGAAATCTCGATAGGATACTTTAACAATATCACCGATTGATATGGCTCTAAGCTTAAGGAATACGTATTCAAGAGCAAATAGAGGAATTCTATCCACATCAAACTTATCGTCTAAACAGCAGTTATTGATTACTTGTTTAATAGAGCTGAGGATGTCTGTTTCGTCTTCACTTGCCTTAGCCATAAGAAGAATTTTCTCTTCTTTCACCAACATTGGTCTGAACATATACTCTTTGTTCGTTGGTGGTATTTTAATAATTGTAGTTGGATATTGAATTTTCGGAAGTGCCATAATTTACCTCACTTGTTAATAATTAAATTCGTAATGATGTGTTGCTGCTTGGATTTGGACTGCTTTGAGAACCACTACCAGCTCCACTTGAAAGTCTCGTGCCTTCGAAAGACCATTCACGGAAAGTCAAAGTTGTAGTAAGTTTTAATAGGTCATTATTATCACCCCAACCTATACTAGTATCGTTTATAGAAAGCGGATAAGCTTTGTATAATGTATATACCAAAGATGTATTTCCTGCCTGATCATAAACGGTTATGTTAAAAGTTGTAGAATAATTATCTTTATATTCTGTTGTGTAATAAGGTCTCTGCGCTCCCATAACAGGATTAGGACTGTCGTGTCCGTTTACAGAAAAAATATAATTGATCCACGAATACCAAAAATTATAAGTCAAACCAAAACGATCACAAAGAAATGTTAAAGTTATGTCTGTATAATTTCCAGTATACGGCATTTTTTCAATAACACCAAGTCCGTATCTATTAGAATCAACCGTTCTTAAAGCAACACCTGGTAGTACAGCATTTGTACAACGAAAACTTAAATCTTTTACTATATCATTAAAAGTAATATTTGTATTATTAATTGTATTTAAAACAAAATTTTGCTGTTGTCCTTGCTCATTCAAACCAAACGACATGTTAATGTCATACTTGTTTGTTTGGATTAATCCATTTTTAGCTATGTTACTTTTAAATGTTTCTACGTTAAATGCCATTATCTTACCATTGCTGTTGAATCTTTAAAGACCTGTGACTTGGAAGCTCCGACGAATCTTTCAGTTGGTAACATCAATGCAATATTCCATTCGTTCGGGGCAATATAAACAAATGGTGATTTAACATGACTAAACAAATACTTTTTCAAACATGGCTCGAAATACTTAAATTTCGATGCACTTTTTAATATCTGATACGACACCACGAGCTGTGTTGTTTTATTATACTTCTTATTATTTATGGTCGCCATCAGAGCGTCCATAAGCTTTGCTCTAAGTAGCGGTGGTAGATAGTGAAGGTTAATACCAAGGAAACTATCGCTATACATTTCTACTGGAAATATCAGAGGGTAGTTGTCGTAGTATGGTAGGATATCTTTATGTTTAGGATCGTAGCTGAACATATACATCTTGCCGATAGAGTTTTCTGTAATACCAGTAAGACGTTTAAATGCACCAGCATCGTCAATAAGAGACTGAGGGTCAACACCTTTTATCTGTAAAGCTTGTTTACGTAGCCAGTCAATAGCCTGTTTAGTAGTAGGGCTTTTGCTTCCCGACTTTTGACTGTCCTGTAATATCTCTTGAAAAAGTTTTGTCATTAAAAGTTGATACCTAGTTCTTTCTCAGTAAATATTTTAAACGCCCAACCACGATCGATACAGTATTCAGTAGCAGCTTTCCACTTAGCTTCATTTACACCCCATGTCATTACAGACTGAATATAAGATCTGGTCTTTTTACCTTCTTTAAGAACAGGTGGGCGTGTTTGAGCTGCTGGCTTGACCTCGATAAGCGTTGTTTCTTTCACTCCATCCTTATTTATTGATGTAACTAGAAAGTCAACAAAGTATCTATGAAACCTACCATCTATCGGTGAACGATAAGGAATAACGACCTCTTCAGAGCTCCAGCTAATAACGTTTGTATGCGTATCTAAATACGACATCATTTTTAGTTCCCAAGAACTCCTATAAATAATATTACGTGGATCTCCACGATATTTTTGAGGGTTTCGTGGTTTGAAATAACCTTTGTATGTTTTCATGGGAACCAATAAATAGTAAAAATATATTTATATAGGAACTTAAATGGCGCTTACTGCAGTAACTGGAACAGAAAATATAACAACTATACAAAAACCTAATACAGGAATACCAAGTTTGTGTTTTCCTCGTGATTTAGGAACGCCTCCATTTAACTATTGGATGTCATTAAGTTTTTACAAATATCAAAGACCAACTGTAACTAATATAATTGATATAATCAAAGGTATTCAAAATACAGGTATTCTTGATGATAATGGGACAATAAGATTACCTATACCAAATTCATTAGTTGATCATCAAGATGAAGAATATTCTAGTGAAAATTATGGTATAGTAGCTGGAGCAGCAGCAAATCTTTTAGCAGCTGCTGGTCAAACAGCTAATCCATTTCTAGCAATAATGTATAGATCTCCTGCTTTTAAAACACATAATTTTATGTGGAGATTATCACCATCGAATAAAATTGAATCACAAACTCTTAATAAAATAATTAACACATTAAAATATAATGAATTACCAACTTTTGAGTTGAGTGGATTTACTTTAGGTTATCCGAATATTGTACAAGTAACTTTAAGCTGTTTAACATCAGATTATTTTAGTTTCACTTATAAACCAGCTGTAATAAGATCTTTTGAAGTTAACTATACTCCGGAGGGTCAGCCTTCATTTTTTGGCGGTTCTGCGACTGGTGATGCTGCACCAACTGTTGTAGAAATTAGAATGACAATTACGGAAATTGAATACTGGACTCAATCTGATTTTGGTTTAAATACAAACACAGGTGCTTCTATAAACTTTAATCCAAACCCGACTATTCCAGGTTCAACGGCAATTCCAGGCACTCCTTACGGAACGGGATCATAAATGCCAACTCCTTATTTTAAAAATTTTAATACTATAAATTATGCAAACAATAAGGTTGTTGACATAACCGAACGTATTGCTATTGTTCCTAACGCATTAAAAAATCCATATGCGTATTATCCAGTTTCTATTGTTAATGGTATTAGAGCAGATAATGTTTCAAATCAAACTTATAATGATCCTTATCTAAGTTGGGTTGTATACCTATCAAATGATATTGTTGACCCATACTATGAATGGTATATGGATAATACTCAATTTAATGATTTTATTGCAGTTAAGTATGGATCTATATCTAATGCTTCTAATAAAATTGTATATTGGAGAAATAACTGGGCTGTTGAAACTCATATTACATCAGATACATATGCTGGTTTATCAGTAACACAAAAGGATTACTGGGTCGCTGATACTTTCGATGCTTATGGAACAGCTATACAATATACAAGAAAAAAGAACGATTGGTCTGTTACGACAAATTATACTGTTAGATTAACGATAACAGGTGCGACAAGTAACACACCTTATATAGCTAACGAAGTCGTTAAATTCGGTTCTAACGGATCAGCTCAGGTTGTTATTTCTAACAACAGTTCAATAACAGTAAATCAATTACAAGGTTTATTGAATACTGGTTATGTTTATGGAACAGAAAGTAATTCTAATTGTACTATAACTGCTATCAATTATCTAAGTAATAACATAGCAAGTGATGTAATTTCATATTGGTCGCCAGTTAGTTACTATGATATGGAAAATGAAAAAAACGAAGGTAATAAAATAATTAATTTACTAAAAAGTGATTTTATACCAGATTTCCTTAAAACTGTTAAAACAAAATTGAGACAATAATGGGATTTAATCCTGGCGATATTTCTGTAGACACTGTTCTTATTACATCTCCTTTATCGGGAAGCTGGGATGCTAGAGCTAGTATGCTTACAGCTTCTATTCTTGAAACTATATTTACGCCTGGTGTATCAGCAGAGATTAAAGTTGTTGATACAGACGATTGGATTGGCCAATTACAACTTCAAGGTACAGAAACAGTATTTTTTCAAATAACCAAATTAACTGATGGTTCTCCTCTTTATTATGATCTTCATTTAAATAGCGTTCGCCAGGTTGAGATACAAGGTTCTGCAAAAGCTAAAACGTATATGCTTAGTTGTATATCCCGTGAAGCTATTTCTGGTAGAATTATTAATGTTCAAGAATCATATAAAATGCCAATTAGTTCAATTGTTCAAGAAGTATTTTTTAAACTTGGCAGTATAAATGGAATAAGAACAGAGCCTACAAAAGGCGAAAGAAATATAAAAATATCAAGCCAGACAGTATATGATGCTATTGAAATGCTCAGAAAAGAAGCAGTATCTGAAGTATTTCAATCTTCAAATTATATGTTTTGGCAAACATGGAGCAGTTTCCATTTCGAAACTCTCGAAGGTATGATGAATTCTGGCGATGCAAAATATCTTAAACAGGATTTTACAATCGGTTCTTCTATAAACAAAAGCGTAGATGATAATATTCTAGCATGGAAAGTAGTTCAAAATTTTGATGCTATGAATCGTGCAAAAGCTGGTGTTGTTAATCAGCGTGTTGCGGTATTCAATCCAAACACTCTAAGTTATGTTGTCGGTAACTTTATAGGTAATACGATTGGAGAAATGGGTAACTGGTCTTATGATTTATTTAGAAGTGCATTTAACGGCGAGAATGCAGGTAGAACAGTCGTAAGTTATCGTAATCCAAACCAGAAAACTGAAATACCAAAAAGTTATGTACCAGAAACAATTCCAAATAAACAGTTAAACCTGGCTCAAATGCAGGAACAGATGATGCATATGACTGTTATTGGAGATCCTGTTTTAGAAGCTGGTAGAACAGTATTTTGTGACGTTCCTAAAATTACATCAGCAACAGATTCAGCTGGTCAAAAAGAAGATCAAATGTACGGACGTTGGTTGATATCAAAAGTAGAACACGAAATACATACTGCAGCTGATCTGCCTAGATATGTATGTAATCTTGAATGTTTGAAAGGAGCTTACGCATGACCGAACAGGCGTT